CAGAGTATAGAAAAGACACTGTTGCTTTTATTACTCCTTACAGATTAGCATTTTTAAATGATACTGTTTCTGGAGAAAACGTTACTGTAAATTCAGCATCATCTATAACAGATGAAATAATTTCGTATTATAGTTCTGTTCCATCATCGTCATATGCAATATTTGATAGTGGTTATAAGTATATGTACGACAGATTTAATAGAGTGTTTAGATATATTCCATTAAATGGTGATATTGCTGGATTATGTGCCAGAAATGATGCAAATAACTTCCCCTGGTTCTCACCAGCAGGAACTTCTCGCGGATCAATTTTAAATGCAGTAAAACTTGCATATAATCCGGATCAAAATCAAAGAGATTTGCTTTATTCTAATAGAGTTAATCCCGTAATTTTCTCTCCTGGTGGTGGAATTATTCTATTTGGAGATAAAACTGGTCTTTCAAGAGCTTCTGCATTTGATAGAATCAACGTTCGTAGATTGTTTATCTATCTTGAAAATGCTATTTCCGCAGCTGCAAGAGATCAATTGTTTGAATTTAATGATGAAATTACAAGATCAAACTTCGTAAATATTGTAGAACCATTCCTTAGAGATGTTCAGGCAAAACGAGGAATATTTGACTTTAGAGTTGTTTGTGACGAAACAAATAACACTGCTGCTGTTATTGATAATAATGAGTTTGTTGCAGATATTTACATTAAACCTGCAAGATCAATTAATTATATTGGATTGACTTTTGTTGCAACCAGAACAGGTGTTGCATTTGAAGAAGTTATTGGAAACGTTTAATTTTTATAAACTTAACCAGGAGTAAAAAAATGGCAGTAAGAACTATTACAGATTTTAAAAACAGATTAACTGGTGGTGGTGCCAGACCTAATCTGTTTGAAGTTAGACTGAATTTTCCTACAGGAGTTACTTCAAATAGTGGAAAAAATGATTTATCTAATTTCTTAGTCAAAACAGCAGCACTTCCAGCATCTAATGTTGGTCCAGTTGAAGTTCCTTTTAGAGGAAGAATTTTAAAACTTTCTGGAGATCGTACCTTTGATACATGGACTGTAACTGTAATCAACGATACTGATTTTTCATTACGTAGTAGTTTTGAACAATGGATGAATTTAATTAATAAGCACAGTGATGCTACCGGAAGAACTAATCCGTCAGATTACATGAAAGACGCTTATGTAGACCAATTAGATCGTGACGGATCCGTTTTAAGAACCTATCATTTTCATGATGTTTTTCCAACTAATGTTTCCCAGATTGACTTATCTTATGATACTACAGATACAATTGAAGAATTTACTGTAGAGTTTCAAGTTCAATGGTGGGAAGCACTTAAAGGGACAAAGGGTGGCGAAAATATCGTCTAAATAATAAACAAAGCAGTTAAATTTATAAAATGGCGAAACTTTTTGGTTTTTCGATTGACGATAATGAAGAAAAATCTAAATCTATAGTTTCCCCCGTTCCTCCATCAAATGAGGACGGGGTTGATTACTATATACAAAGCGGATTTTATGGGCAGTATGTAGATATTGAAGGTGTTTATAGAACAGAATATGATTTAATTCGTAGATATAGGGAAATGGCATTGCATCCGGAATGTGATAATGCCATTGAAGATGTTGTAAATGAAGCTATAGTAAGTGATCTATATGATTCTCCAATTGAAATTGAATTATCTAATGTAGATGCAAGTGATAAAGTAAAACAAAGTATTAGAGAAGAATTTAAATATATTAAAGAGATTCTGGATTTTGATAAAAAATGCCATGAAATTTTTAGGAATTGGTATGTTGATGGTCGCTTATTTTATCTAAAAATTATTGATGTTAAAAAACCTCAGGAAGGCATCAAAGAAATTAGATATATAGACCCAATGAAAATGAAATATGTGAGGCAAGAAAAGAAAAAAAATGGCAATGAATCTCTGGTTTTAAAAAATACTACAGAAAATATTACGGATCATTATCCAGAAATAGAAGAATATTTTCTTTATACACCAACTCCAGTTTGGCCAAGCGGAATGATTTCTGGAGGAAAGCAACAAAAGTCAATCAAAATTGCAAAAGATTCTGTTACATATTGTACTTCAGGGTTGGTTGATAGAAATAAAGGAACTGTTCTTTCATATCTTCATAAAGCAATTAAAGCACTCAATCAACTGAGAATGATTGAAGATTCTCTTGTGATTTATAGATTATCAAGAGCACCGGAAAGAAGAATTTTTTATATTGATGTTGGAAATCTTCCCAAGGTAAAGGCGGAACAGTACCTCAAAGAAGTGATGAATCGTTATAGAAATAAACTTGTTTATGATGCTAATACGGGAGAAGTTCGTGATGATCGCAAGTTTATGAGTATGCTTGAAGATTTTTGGCTTCCAAGAAGAGAAGGTGGTAGAGGAACAGAAATTACTACTCTTCCAGGAGGACAAAATCTTGGAGAACTTTCTGATATTGAATATTTTCAAAAGAAACTTTATAGAGCATTAGGAGTTCCAGAATCCAGAATTGCAAGTGATGGTGGGTTTAATCTTGGTCGTTCATCAGAAATTTTAAGAGATGAATTAAAATTTGCAAAGTTTGTTGGTCGTCTAAGAAAACGATTTGCAAATTTATTCAATGATATGTTAAGAACTCAATTAATTCTTAAAAATATTATTGCACCCGAAGATTGGGATGTTCTAAGTGATCATATTCAGTATGATTTCTTATACGACAATCAATTTGCGGAATTGAAAGAGTCTGAACTTATGAATGAAAGACTCAATCTTGCTTCAGTAATCGAACCATATATTGGAAAGTATTATTCTGTAGACTATGTAAGAAGAAAAATTCTTCGCCAATCAGACTCTGAAATTATCGAAATTGATAAACAAATTAAAGAGGAAATTAAGAAAGGAATTATACCAGATCCAAGCACAGTAGATCCAATTACCGGAGAACCTCTCCCACAAGATGGATCTCAAAATATGCTCGGAAATGTTCCTCAAGAACCAGATATAAACAGTTCAAGTGTTGAAGTAAAAGAACCCAAAAGAAACAAAATATAAATAATCGTATAATGTTATAAAAATTTATGGAAGATTTAATTGACTTAATTGCAACTGATCAATCTGCAGCTAAAGTTTCAGATAAAATTAAAGAACTTTTATATGTAAAGGCAGCAGATAGAATTGATTCTGTCAAACCCATCATTTCTAATTCTATTTTTGGTGATGGTGAAAATCAATCTGATGTATCGGAAGAAGAGTAATGACTATTACTAAAATTGTAACAACTCAAGAAACTACCGGAACTAATGCTGGTGCAGCAACCAGTATTAGCGGTGCAACTTGTGTTCGTTTGTACAATATAACTTCAGGAATAGTTACTGTTGGTGTAAGCACTGTAGTTGGAGCAGCATCAACTAATTATTTTTCTATGCCAGCATCTTCAATTGAATTTTTATCAAAACTTCCAACAGATGTTATTTGGTCATCTTCAGAAATTAGAGCAAATAAAGTAGCATTCACTAACTAAAATGAAACTCATCACAGAAGAAGTACAGCAGGTCAAATTCATCACCGAAGGAAAGGGTGCTGAAAAGAAAATGTATATCGAAGGTATTTTCCTTCAGGGTGATATTTGTAATAGAAATGGAAGAATGTATCCAATGGAAACACTTTCTCGTGAGGTAAAGAGATATACAGAATCCTTTATCAACAAGGGACGTGCTTTAGGTGAATTAGGTCACCCAGATGGACCAACAGTAAATCTTGATAGAGTTTCTCACAAAATCATTTCTCTTGAGCAAGATGGGTGCAATTTTAGAGGAAAAGCTCAGATTCTTGAAACTCCTATGGGTAAAATCGCCCAATCTCTTTTAGATTCTGGTGTTTGCCTTGGTGTTTCTTCTCGTGGTGTTGGTTCACTTCAAATGACTAATGAAGGTCATAAAGTTGTTGGTAAAGATTTTATGCTTGCAACTGCTGCTGATATTGTAGCAGATCCTTCTGCTCCTGATGCTTTTGTTCAGGGAATTATGGAAGGTAAAGAATGGGTTTGGGAAGGAGGAATTCTTCGTGAAAAACTTGCAGAACAAACTAAGCGTAGAATTAATACTTTAATTGATGAAAGAAAACTGCAAGAACATAAAGTTGATTTGTTCCAAGAATTTCTTTCAAATCTATAAATTATAAATAAATATAGATTATAACACAATCAAAACAAATGTCCGTTGGTAGAAATTTACAAGAAATGGAAAACGTAGTAACCAAAGGAGCTGCATCTGCCGAACCAATGCACAAATTAACCACGGGAATTGCCCCTGGTCAAACAGGTAGTTGGGAAGATTTAGGCGGTCCTACTCCAGAAAATTATCGCACAGATGATGAATCAGCAGCACTCAAAACTCCTGGAGCAACTCTTGCTCAAGTTAAGAATATTGTTAACAAAGGAGCAAAGTCTGCAGATCCTATGAAGCACCTTGATAAAGGTGCAGTTAAAGAAGAAACTGAAGATGAAGAAGATCTTGTTGATGAAGAAGAGGATCTGGAAGAAGACGAA